ATGTAGGAATTTTTTACTCTTTGTGAGTTTTAATTGATCTAACATAGAGGGCAAGAGTGATTCAACGAATGCTTTGATTTTAGGACTGCCTTCGACATAAAACTCCATTTGATGCTCCTGTTTTCTTCGTATGCTGTTATTATAGCAAAACAGGAGTTTTATGTCAAACTCCTGTGTTGTTTTTACGCTACAAAGCCAAAAATATTGTTTATGTGCTTGAACTCAGTATAGCATTGGGCGATGCTATTGATGGGGTTACTGCAATTTGTGGATATGGGCCAACTCCAGTGGCCACTAATCCGGCTCTGCTACGCCCTTCTCTCATAGTTGCAACAATAGCCTGGCCCCCACGTATTTCTATGTTAGCAACTGATTCTAAAAATTCTGCTGGGCCCCCAATGGATATATTTTTTCCACATTGGGGAATTGATGTGATAAAACTTTGCACAGATGTTTGACTATTGGCGGTGAGATTTCCGATATCCATATTTGCCTTGGCTTGATATGTTTGTTCCCCAACAATATGATTTGCCATAGTAACAAATGCCGTGGTCATATTTGTTGTTTCATTTGGATGAGCAGTTACAATTACAATTATTTCTGCTCGGGCCGCAGGAATTAACACATTAGCAAATGCCAGGTCAATTGAAGTATTTTTATTTGCGTCAGATTGACCTAATGTTGTCCATAGTCCGGTGCCAGAGTTATATATTGAATTAGATCCGTTTATTGTGGCAAGCATATTATTATAAATGCTAGTCAACGTAGTTAATGCTCCAACAGAATTTAAACTAGTTATTGTGTTGAATGCTGATAATATTTGATCAACAACTCCGGCTCCAACTGCTGTTCCGATTACATCAGTAAGTAATATGGTACCATTAACTCCGCTACCAGTTGCTAGTCCGTTAGGAGTTGTAAAATAATTTATATCTGTTTCTGGAACTGGTTGCGTTTGCCCTTGGATATCTGGCAACCCTGTATTAGTTTCGACTGCGTGATACGCTTTAGCCAACTGCGGCAATGTCATTTTAGTAATACCAGTTATTTGCTGTAACGATACACTTAACGCTTTGTTTGCCAATGCTATGCCCGATGGTATTATTTTCTTAAGAAGATTATATCCATCCATTGCATATACCGGCAATTCAGTTTCGAGTATTTGATTTACATTGGCAGTTGATGTAGTTGCAGCTAATTTTGTAGCTGGCTTAGCTGGAATACTATTATATTCGCCTGTAGCATATGACAATGTATTCCATAATTCAGATCCGTCGGGTTTTTTAATTTGCATTGCAACACCTGCCGGGCCACCCGTGTTTGTAATGGCAATGTTTAAATTATGCTGACCAGCAGTTAAACTAAGAGTAGTCGAAACAGATGTATTAAAGTTACTGGCCGCAGTTACATTGGCTCCGTTGTCAATGTTCCAAGAGATATCATTGTCATTAGAGTATTCAATTGTGTAAGTTCCGGCTACTGGGCAGTTTATAGTTGTGTATAGGTTATGTGTTGTAATTTCTTCTGCGGCTCCTGACCATATTGCATATGTTTGCATAAAGGCGCCCCAGGTTGGAGCCACTGGTGCTTTATACCATGCATTATTTGGACCTTCAACATAAATTGTTTGACTCAATGTTCCAGTGGTAGTATACACATAGTAGGTAGTATACCCCGGAGTATACTGAGCATATGACCCTAAAGTTGCAAAGCCGGCATTATTAGTAGTGCCGGAGTATACAAAGCTTGTGGTAAACGCCGAGTGCGGTTCTGCGTCATATAGATATCCGTAGATTACTTCGCCATACTTCATTACCGGACCAGGATACGGAACAATATAAGTTGAATATCCGCTAGCAGATTTGTCTGCGGTATAAATTTTTTCTATTGCAGAACAAGTTGGAGTAATTAATGTCGGGTAGCTAACTGGTAAAATTAAAGAAGGATCTAACAAATCTGACATAGCACTAATATTAGGGGTTGTGACTCCTAGTATTTGTAAAATTTGGGCGAGATCATTACCAGTGATTGTTGTCATAGCATTGTACATAAGTTTTTCTGTTGCTGGATCAAAAGTTGTTGCTGGATCTGTTAAACTTATAATAGTTTCGTATGATAAACCTACTGCAGCCAATGGTGCTATCAGTGGACCGGTAAGCCCGCCAATCTTGACCAATTGCTGGACTAATGCCAATGGACTTCCTAACATATCCACTGCTGATAAATTAATCATGTTACCTAATTTAGATAAATCTAAAGCTAGATCTTTTGGCGCAGTTGTAACAAAAGTTAAATCAGCTGATGTTAGATTGTCCATTCCACTAAATGTATTGGCAAGATATGTTTTAGAATTAACACCAGCATTGATAAACTGATTTGTTGAATCAACGTAACTTGATGCAATACTAAACGCTTGAGCAAATTTGCCCACATCTCCATTGCCCATGTATAAATTTGCAGTATTTGATATTACTCCTGTAAAGCCAGGCGGAGTAGTAGTAACTGTTAGTGTAGTATATCCTTTAGGAACGCTATCGCTTAACGCTGGGCAAGTATTTGATCCTAAAGTTTCTAAGTTAGCTATTGTATTACCAGTTAATATACCAGTAGAGTTACTCAGCGTTTGGATCAACGGAGCAATCTCAGGCATGGTAGTATATTTGGCCAATGCCGAAGTTAGTCGAGGAGCCACTCTTATTCCTTGATTTTGTAACAGTACATTGCCAGCTTCGAGTTGTAATGGGCTCAACGACATTATGCTGCTACCCGTACATTTGAACTGCCACCAGTACGTGTATGGCCGCAAGTGTCGTTGGCTCCGGTGTAAACTATAGGAATGCCTCCTGCTCGAACAGACCCACTACCATTGGCAGTGGTTGCACTACAATGTGTGCTTGGCCTAGGGCACGGAGGATGACGAGTCACACTATTGTTGTTGACAATAACGTTACGGCCATTTACACGAACAGATCCAACTCCGCCAGTGGCTGCGCCGCCGGCCGAATCTGTGTCTCCTACTCTTTGCACACTAGGCATTGATTATCCTAAAATAATTTTCTTTTCTGGAACTTTAATTCCAGTTGTTGCTTCGATATATTTCATTTTTACATTGTCGTCTGTTAATGCAAAAAGACTAACGCTTCTAGTATTTAGCTTGATTTCGCCACCGGGATCTGCGGTAAACATACTTGGAACTAATCCCATGCCTTGTGGTCCCGGAGCAATGGACACTGGATCTTGTACTGTGATCCACTCGTTGTCTGTTTTAGTTACTTTGGTAACTAGTTCTTCGCCTGAGTTTAATTTAAATGTATACACATTTCCTGTTGATAATTGCATTATGCGCTTTCTGTTAATTTTGCTTTGAGTTCTGTAAATCCGCCAATTAATTCTCCGTCTAAGAAAATCTGTGGAACTGTTCTGGCATTCGGTACAGCTTCTAATAAAGCTTCGCGAGTGTAGTCTTTGTTAATATTGCGTTCTTCAAATTCAATGCCTTTCATTTTAAGCAATGCTTTGGCTTGATCACAATAGGGGCACTGATTTTTGCTCCATACAATAGCTTTCATATTATTTTCCTTATAGTGTTGGTAGTTCGTCGTAGTCAATGCTGTCGCTCATGACTCCGATAACATAGTTAGTTGATTCGCTCTCCTGGAGTGCAGTTTGTTTGTTTGATGTGTCAACATGTTTGTTAAACCAAGGGATTGGCGTTGTCTTAGGCGCCGGAGTTTGATATTTAATACCAATTTCTTTTAAAGCACCAACTGCGGTGTAGTCAACAAATTCTTTTAGAATGTTAGCATTAAGACCAATTACAGGACCTTTCTGGAATAGGTACTCAGCCCATTGTTTTTCTTCACGTATAACATCTAAATATAGTTGGTATACTTCTGCTTCGCATGCAACTTTAGCTGCTGCAAATCTTGGATCTTCTTTTACTACTTGATTGATAAGCCATGCAGTCCATTCTTTGTGTAAGATTTCGTCTTGTAAAATTAAACTAATGATATTACCGTTGCCAATAAAGATACGATTCTCTACCATGGCGAGACTTGTGGCAAAGCTGACCATAAAGCGGAATGCCTCTAATGCATAGCTGGCATTGAGTGCTAACCAAATTGCTTGAATGTGTGCTTCTTCAGAATATTCTGCGCCAACTTCTTTGTTACAGTTAATTACATGTAACTTGTCATAGTAGTTGCCAATACTGCTGGCCATGTCAACAATCTCTTGTGTGTCGTGAATAGTACTGAATATGTCTTTTGGCACATTATAGATATTACGAATAATATGACTGTAACTACGACTGTGGATATTTGTTTCAAAAAATCCCCAGTTGTACATCAACGCTTCGAGTTCGGGAATACTGCAAACAGGCGTAAAGACCTGTGTTGGTCCTCGGCCTTGTAAACTATCCAGTGCCGTTTGACGCAGTGGATTACTAGTAAAGATATGTCGAACAGTATCAGTGTCTTCTTTGAAATCATTGGCGTCCTTGGTTAAACTAATCTCTTCCGGCACCCAAAAGAACCCGCGGGCCTCTTGTTCAAATTTCACAATCTTGTTGTATTTAACTTCTTCAAATCGTTGCACTGTGACTGGACCAGCTGGGTCCAAGAACATCTTACGATGTAGGTAATCTGTTTTTGTTTTTAAATTGTACTGTTGTTTTGACATTTATTTTCTCTTTACATTTATAACTTGCATGCCTCGCAGTCCTCTTCTTCACTAAAGTCAATTAGTTCAAGTGGTGCTTCTGCTTCATCGTCTTGTCCTTTGCTGCCAGTCTTGTTGATTAGGCTATAGTAAAAAGTTTTTAATCCCCAGGCATGTGCTTGCATTAAATTCTTTGCAATCAACGTTATTGGAACTTTACGGTCTGCCCAGTGTGCTGGATTATAGAATGTGTTTGTGCTAATGCTTTGATCAACATACGCAGCCAATACTGCGGCAGTTTTTAAGTATCCAACACAATCAGTTTGTCCCCACATAAGTTGATACTTATTTTTAAGTTTATGGTATTCTGGAACTACCTGTGTTAAACTGCCTGCTTTAGATTCTTTAACACTTATAAGACTCATTGGCATTTCGATACCATTGGTAGAGTTAATTACTACACTAGAACTTTCAACAGGTGCAATTGCCATCTGTGTAGCATTGCGTACTCCGTATTCTTTCATATTAGTACGCAGTGTTTCCCAATCAAGTTCTGGAGTAAAGTCTGTTAACTCATCAGCACCTTTAGCACGTAGCTCCCACGGAAAAATTCCTTTGCCGTATCTTGTTTGATCGCTGCCTAAACACTTGCCGCGTTCTTTGGCTAGCTCAACGCTTGCTTCTGTAAGATAGAATGCTTGATATTCCATCCATGTCTTAACTTCTGCTAGTGCATCTTTCTCTCCGTATGTCATGCTACGTTTAGCATGCCAGTAGGCCAAGTTAGTAATACCAATACCTAGTGGGCGAATTTCATCATTACTTAACTTAGATTGGATAGAAAGGAAATCTTGGTAATCGAGTATATTGTTAAGACTGCGGTGTAGAATGCGGCAAGCACGGCGCATGTCTTCTGGATTACGGAATGCTCCCCAATTTATGCTCCCCAAGGTGCATAAAGCAATTCGGCCCTCAGCATCATCAAGTCGTTTGAAACTTTTGGTGGGCAAAAGGATCTCGCAACACAAATTGGATTGATAAATGGTATGGTACTCAGGATCAAATGGTCCTTGATTTTGTACGTTATCAATAAACACCAAATAAATGCGTCCAGTGTCTGTACGCTCTTTAAGAATTCCGCCTTTGAATACATCTTCAGCAGCCATTACTTTCTTTCGAAGTCCAACTTGCTTTTCGTATTTAACATACAGTTCTTCAAAAAGTTTTGTGTCTTTATAAAAGGCTTCATACAAATCAGGAACTTCGTTGGGGTCAAAGAACGTTATGTTTTCTTTGTTTTTAAATCGTCTCCAGAAGAATGCCGAAAGTACAACCCCATAGTCCATGAACCTGACTCGGGTTTCTTCTGTGCCTTGATTGTTTTTAAGAACGATAAGGTCATCAAACTGATGATGCCAAATTGGATAAAATACAGTAGCACTAGCATTACGAATACCTCCTTGACTACAACTGCGTAAGTCGCCAAACCATTTCTTTAAGAACGGGATCATACCTGTGTGCATAATCTCGCCCCCACGAATAGGACTACCTAATGGACGTAGTCGTCCAATTTCTAAGCCTATGCCAGCTCTCTTGCTAGCATATTTTGCCATCATCTCACCGGAGGCAAATATTGAATCGAGATCATCGTCGGATCTAATAAGCACACAACGGCTAAACTGCTTAGTAGGAGTACCAAGCCCA